CTCAATCTCGGTGAGGAGGGTATTTATCTCAGCGGCTAGGATAGCTCCCACCTTATTCCTGCTGTATACTAGACTATCGCACTCATCTAATATTACTACTGCATCTTTAGAATGGGCAGAGGAAAATGCCTTGGCTATATTCCTCTCTGCCTGTCCTGGGACTGAGCTCTGGATATTTTTGGTGCTTAACATTAAATAATCTTTACCAAGAGCCTCCGCAATAGCTTCAGCACACATAGTCTTCCCAGTTCCTGGAGGTCCCCAGAAGAGGAGGATAGCACCCTTCCCCTTCTCAATAGTAGAGGCAAACCCCCACTCCTGAAATATCTTCTCACTTATCTCAGCGTTAGATTGGGAGATTGTCTCTAAGATTAACTGCTTAACCTTCTCAGGGAGGACTAATATATTCATCATACTATTAACCTTCTTCCTCTTCTTAATCTCCTGTCTCCCTATTACCCTGAACTCGGCTTGGGTGATATAACTTCGCCCAACATCTAATATGTAATGCTTACCTTGACAATAGCCAGTAATAGTATACTCCTTACCTATGGTGTAACTATGACTACAAGTATTACTCATAACCACCACCTTAGTTCCAAGAGGCAGTAACTTAACTGGCAGCTCTGGTCTTCTCAGCCAATCCTCTGAAGTCATCTTTCCCTCCTTTCATTTTTTCCTCCTTTTTTTAAGTTAAAGCCATAATTTCAATTTTTGAAAATATAACTGAAGAGTGAGTTCCACCTACCCCACTTCCTCACCATCTTGATATGCCCATTTCTTGCTTCAGCTAACCCACTATAACTAACTTGGTCAACATATTCATGCCCTCTCCCAAACACCATAGTCTCAAAGATAAGTGGAGGTCCCGAAGGGGAGAAGTTATAGTTTAACTCTAACCCTAACCAGACAGTGGATACCCATCCTCCCCACCAAAGTTTAGTCTGCTCAATAATCTTATACTCACTATTATCCTCCAAGAGCTTAGCCCACTCCGTCATAGTAAGAGGTCTAAGATACTTATCATAATAACGAGGTCCTAAATTTAAAAAGTTATCCATTATACCTTCCTATATAACTGCTTTCCTTTAAGAGTGAGGAAGACCATTTCCCTAATATCATCTACCAACTCTTTCATTTGTGTAGCACTGTTAACATTACACCCATCGTAATCATAACAGATGCTGTGAATATTCCTAAGCTGGTCTCTATAATACTCTTTAGAGAAGGGCTTGTAAATATTACAAGGCTTCCCAAACATCTTCTCATCTTTCTTTTTAGTTAAATACCACTTTTTCTTATGCTGTAATATTCTGTTTGTGTTAGCATTATAGTAAAGCCTAACCTTATTTAAAACTTTCTTTTTGTTCCTCTTATAATATTTTCTATCAATTTCTTTTCTGTTCTTAGCCATTATATACTTTCATCTACTTGAGTGGGTGACTGGCTACCCTTCCCAGTTCTTATCGTGCTTTTTGTCAGATACGAAAGGAGTTTACCTTTAAACAACTGACTTGGCGTGCAGAACCCACTCATTATTTACTTATGGTTATGGTAGCTTCCAAAAATTGCGGCAATTATAATAATAGTCCAAGCTGGATGTAACCACACAAACTCAAATAATCTCTCTATCACCTTATTTGTCCAATGCCAAATCACTTAACAAACCTCCAATTAATCCACCATTCCCAATCTTTTCATCAATGCCTCTCTCTTCTCTGGAGGCAAATTCTTAAACGCTTTAGTAATAGGGTCATCCTTAGCCCTCACTCCCCTAACCTTAGTCTTAACTTTAGGCAGATGTGTCCTCCCCTTCCTCAACTTCCCAATACTCTCCCTCAACTCATCCTCACTCATACTTGCAACAGTAGACTGATAGCTTGGTGCACTCTCCTGTATAACCTTCCACTCCTTATCCTCTCCCAAGTCAATCAGAGTAGAACCCCCTTTATAAGTCTCAGGCTTCATATAAGTAATTCCCATCTCACTCTCCACTACCCAGTTAACAAGAGCCTCAAACACTTCTCCCTCAACTGTCTTACTTATAATATCACCCTTCTTCATCAAACCAACCCTTCACCAAATCATAAAACTTTTTATCAAAACTCAACACCATTGCTATCTCTTCTACACTCTCGGGCTCAACCTTATCCCCTATAAGTTTGACCAGCATCCCTCTATACCCACTATCACTCTCATAAACCTTCACCCTCTTATCCTTCAAAGTTACTCTATACATTACTTTCCGCATGCTTCACCTCCCTCTTAACCACCTCTCCACAATCTATACACTTAACCAGATGGTGAAGAACCCCTTCTAAAAACTCCATCTCAATTTGGAGCTGGGGATGTTTACAATTCCTCTCCTGTAGGTAGACCACATCACAATTATCTCTCTCACTCACCCTAACCACTCTTACCCTATCTAACACCTGACTCTTAAATATATCTCTCGCATAGTTAATTGCGTTCATCTCTCTCCAAAGCTCTCCCACCACCTCATCGTGGTCTGAGTGTGCTTTTCTTCTTAATACTACGAATGCTGGCATGTTTACCTCCTTATCTTCTGTATTGCCCAAACTTGTCCTACTCTGTCTAACTTCTTTGTTCTAATCTTGAAATCCGCTTTAACGGCTCTGAAGTTTTGCAAAGCTACTGTTCCAAAAAGTCGGTTTGGCTCTTCTAAAGTTATCTTAATAGCTTCGCCTACCTTCAAACCTCTAATAACCTCCCATTGAGCGTAGTATTTCCATTTTGCTCTGCCTCCCCAAAGAACATCATCAGCTTTGATTTTCTCCATCTTAATGGTCATCTCTTCTTCCTTTATGTTTAGTTCTACCCTTAGGTATCTTTACCTTCTTAAACACGGCATCTAATAACTTAACATCAGGCACTTCCAATCCCATATACTCAATATAGTATGATAGCTTCTTAATAACCTTCTTATAATAAAATGCCTGATTTCTCCACTTTAGAGATGTCTTAGAATGCCGAACCATCTTCCTGTGTCGTAGACTTTGGAGCTCATTTAGTATCAAAGGTAGGTTTACCCCTATACATTCATTTAGATTGGGATAACTACAATCATAACTATCCTCAATTATACACATATAATTATTGTTATATTTGCATCTCATCTGAAATCCCTTAATTCGGCTGGTGTCATATCCTTTATCCAACCCATCACCTTTGGCATACACTCTCTACACCTTGCTTTGAATACCCCTTTCTTAACCTCAATATAGTAGTAATCATTTACTCTCACCTTATGCCCACAATAAACTCTACCTCTACCCCCTTTAACCCTGATTACCATTATCCTCTTCCTCTTCTCCTATTACCTCTTTCACCTTATGCACCTTAACCTGCACAAGTCCCTCTTCATCGGTCTCTACCCTCAATATTACCTCAAATAAACCTTTCATCTCCCTATCCTCCTTATATACCACTCATCCATTATGTCAGATAAAGTAACATTATGAGTTTCCATTAAATCTACTATCTGTGTAACATTATCTATCTTTCTAGGTTCCCTTATAAACTTATCCTTAATATCTGTCTTAGCCATTATAACCTCCTTTGTAAGTTCAATAATTGAACTTACTCCCTAATTATTATTCAACTTAGCAAGCGTAGTATCTACAAAATTTAAGTGTCCCTTACTTATCAACATACATATCACCCCACTCGCATATGATAACACATTCAGTGGGTTATCCCCTTTATCACTCGCAAGGGCAATCAACGCCTCCATAACCCCTTTCTTCGCCATCAACTTCATAACCTTATTAGCAAGCTTCTTTTGGTCTTTCGTGAGACCACTCCTATTTCCCTCATCCCCAAACTTCAAAGGCTCCATCTCAACTCCTCCTGGTCTTCACCCAATGGTCTTATCTCCACCCTCTGAGCGCCATTTACTTCCATACTCATCCCCAAACTATCCAATGGTTCCACATAGCTCTCCGCAAACAACCATCTCATTATATCATCAGGCACCTTCTACCCCCTCTCTACCAAATACATCAATCATTACCCTATTTGTCCACTTCAACTTCCCATTCGGTTTAATCTTATCAACAGGTGGTTTATTTTGATATGCTAAATATTTATCCAACTTATCCATTTTATCTCACCCCTTCTCCTTTACTTATTTTTGTTACAATGTGTGTTTTGAATATTATGTTCGTAAGTTCAAACTTTTAAAAAGTAGTATTTTTAGTTTAGGTCTTGAAAAAGCAATTACCTATGGTTCAAGTATATATAAGAAGTATATCACGAGGTAAGGGCTTTGTCAAGTTATTTTTTTTGTTGTAACCTATTGGGATTATTAGGGTTGTGAGAAGTCAAAAAAAATAAATTTTGAGGGTATTTCAAAAATTGAGAGGGCGACCTCAAAGGGTGAAATTGCGTTTTTGGGGTTTGGTGAGCCAGTAGAGGCAAAGTAATAGCGAGGGTATAGGGGAGTATAGGGTTGGAAAAGATGAGGGCTTATATTGGAGATTTGAGTAGAGGCGGGGTTGAGGGTGTAAGTTCAATAAAGAGATTTTAAATTACCTTAAAACACGGAGTTCATTGGAGTTATGTAAATCCGTGTAACTCTGTGTAACTTTGAAATTACGCTAAGCTGTTGGGATTATTGGGGTTATAGAAAAAGAACCAAAGTTACACAGTTACACAGGGGGTTGCTGGGTGCTTTTAAATGTTTTTAAGAAGTATGTTTATATATATATTTTATATATATTATAAATATATTTATAAAGTAAAATAGGATACCCGTGTAACTGTGTAACTTTCGCCAGATTTCTATAAGTCCTTCTAATTATTGGGGTTCGGAGAAAATGAGGGTTACACAGAGTTACACAAAACGCTGTAAGTCTAATAAACTCCGTGTTTTAAAGAGATTTAAAAAGTCCTGTAATTTCAATAAATCACTTATGATGTCAATACAATACTAACCTGTTAATACAATGTTAGTTTATGGGAGTAATTTTCAAAAATGGTGGGATAAAACTAATATATCGGCGTGTTATCTATGTGATGTTTTATAAAAATGTTAGAGTTAATGTTAGAGTTAGAGTGTTATACCTAACTCTGCGAGTTTATCTGCTGATAAACCTTGCAAAACTTTTATTGCTTGTTGATTTTTGCGTCGTGTTGCTTTCAAACGTTCTTTGACTTCTGGTGAAAGTTCACGAGATACGATGTGTCCATTGTCAGTTTTTAACTTTAACCTTGCTGTATTACATTGATTGATTTTATGCTTATCATTGATGAGTTTCAAAACTTCTTTCTCTGATAAGTTATCCGTTGCGTCGGCAACGCTATCAAATAATGTAATCTCACAAGTTCCCGTAATTTCTGTTCCTGCGTCGTCAAAGTCATCAGGGACATTGTATTTTATACCTACTTCAAGTTTACGCATAGACCTCCGAGCATAGCATAAACACGCCGACATATTTAGTTTTTAAAGAGCAATATGATTATACTAATGGTTGTATTATAAGTATAGCATATATAACTATAATGTCAAGGGAAATCTACATAAATCGTATCAGGGCTAATGTTGTAAGTGATTGCCTCCATTAGAGTTAGAGAAACGCCCCGAGCCGTCGGCTCTGCGTGTATGTATAATATAGGTAATGCCCCTATATGTATGCTATGTAATCAAGGTATGTTATGTTATTTAATATAACCTACCCACCACACCCCCCAGAGTGTTTAGTTTTATTAGTTTACCCCCAAATTTACGCTACCAAAATTTGAGGCTCAAAAGTTATAAGTTCAATGATTTCAAAGGGTTAGAGCAAATAAAAAAATCCGTAATTTCAACACTTTTCCCTTGACAAAACCTACCTTGTGTGATATACTATACAATGGAAATATAGTATGTTTGGGGTATAGATTTTAAAAGTTGAACAAAGCCGATTTGGATTTTTTGAAATTACACGCCTCGTCTTGACGAAGACTGGGGTGATAGTTACTAAGCTTAGCGACACATTACATTGACTTAAATGTTGATGCCTTTGTGTCGCTTTTTTGTTTAGTAGAGGGAGGTGGAAATGGGACAGGTAAAACCACATAATATGAAGGCTATATCTACTCTTGCAAATGAACCTGTTAATATGAGTTCTAGAATTCAACTGATGATTGCTATGGATATTGCGGGTTCGAGTGGTAAGGATATGGAGAGTGCGCTGGGTATGTCAGGGACTAGGATATCTGCTATTAGGAATAGTCCTCTTTTTATGTCAAGAAGGAAGAGGAAGTGGAGAGAGCTTCAGGATAGGGTAATTGATAATAAGGTTGATGGGATAGTTAGTGGAGACCCTGTAGAGAGTAAAATTAAGGCACTTGCTATTAAGGCTATAGAGGCTCAAGAGAAGATGTTGGATGGTGCTGGGAGTGAGTTTGTAAGGAACTCTATTTCTAACTCCATACTTGATAGGGCGGGGTATAAAGCTCATACTGAGAAGACTAAGATTACGGTGGAAGTTACGGATAAGATGGCTGATAGGTTTGAGCGAGTTATGAAAATGGCGCAAAGTGGTGATAGTAGCAGTAAGGTATCTATTACAACAGAACGAGAAGAATAATGATAGATGACATAGATGCTATGCGTCTTGTTAATAGAGGTGAAAGTAATGGACTTAGTAAGGATGTCAGAAAAACAGAGGTTAGTTTTAAGGAAACAATGTCTTCGTAGTCTTTACGCATTTTGTGTTGGTGTGATGGGCTACGACGATATTACGGAAGACCTCCATGGAGAGTATTGTAGGTTTTTAGAGGGGGATAGTAGAAGGAAACAAGCTACTATGCCCCGTTCTTTTGTTAAGACTTGGATTGGGTCGATAGCTTACCCGATTTGGGCGACCTTGATTAGACGAGCGGCTGATGAGTTCCCAGAAGGGACTGACCCAACTGATAAGTTTTGGAAATTGGGACCTGATATGAGGATACTTGTTGCAAGTTATGTAATTAGTAATGCTGAGAAGATGATTTCCCTTATTAGGAAGACTTATGAGAGTAATCCTGTGATGCAGATGCTGTTTCCAGAAGTAATACCGAGGAATTTTAATAAGATTAGGTGGAGTAATCAGAGTGCTTGTATAAATAGAGCTAATAATTATACTGAAAGTACTTTTGAGGCAGCTGGAGTAGGTGGTGCCTCTATCTCTCGGCATTATGATTTGGTAGTAGAGGATGACCTTGTATATGCCAAGAAAGATGACCTCACTGGGAAGGAGTTACATCCAAGTCAGGAAGATATAGATAAGGCTATTGGGTGGCATAAGCTCACTCACTCACTATTGGTTCCTGGTAGACATACTAGGATTTATAATATTGGGACTAGATGGGCTAAGAGAGACCTTATTAAGTATATCTGGGATAATGAGCCAAGTTATGAGAGGTTTATGAGGGCTGCTGTTAAGCTTGAGCAACTAAACGCTGGTTTAAATTGGGAGGAGTGTGACCCAGAGTGGCCTGAGTGTTATGACAAGAAACAGTTAAGAGGGATAAGAGATGCCCAAGGCACCTACATATTCTCCACGCAATACCTCCTCTTTCCACGCTCGCCTGAAGAGATGTTATTCAAAAAGCCATGGCTTCAGCTTTACACTAGTCCAGGAGAGGTTCCTGAGACCATTAGGAAGTTTACCACTGTAGACCTTGCTGAATGGGGAAGCTCTAAACGCAAGAGGGGGGACTGTAATGCAGTTGTCCTTACTTGTGGTTGGGACCACCTTAATCACGTATGGTTAGTCCACTATGATACTGGTAGGTTTGACCCGAGTGAGGTAATTAAACTAATGGGGAAGCATTGGAACTTATTTCACCCTGAGAGTATCAGTGTGGAGAGTGTATATTATCAGAAGTCACTTGCCCACTTTGCCCGCATTTACATGGAAGATGGTAAGGTGCCTTGGATGCGTATTCATAATATTAAACCTGAGGGGAATGAGAGTAAGGAACTTAGGATTAGAGCTATTGAGCCAATTGCTTCAAACCTTGCTGTTCATTGTAAAGATAGTCATAAAGAGTTTATAGATGAGTTTTGTGATTATGTCCCTAATGACCATACTTGTAAGAAGGATATATTGGATGCCCTTGCTTATCAAATTCAGGTGGCTAGACCTGGTGTCGCTAAAAGGGATGTTAGTGTGAGGAATAGGAATGATTTCCTCCCTTTAGGGAATATTGATGACTTTTTAAAGGAGGCCTGGGGAAAGGGGAGAGGGAAAGGTATCTTTGGAGACCAACTTCCTAAAACTGACCCCTTTACTGAGCAAGAGGTTGAGGTTATACTGGAAGACCCGTTGGTTGGTTTATAAGTTCAAAAATTGAAATTATGCCCTTCACTTCACACGCTCAAGAGTCTTGGATGAGACATAATAAACCCAGCATGTGGAGAAAATGGATAAGGAAGTATGGGCACTATAGAGGTAAAAACAAGTATTCTAAAGCTTTAGCTGGAGGGTAAAATGTGGGATGGTAAAAGGAGAAGAGGACATCCAAGAACAGAGGCTCAAAGAAGAGCAAGACATAGAAGACTCTATGGGAAGAAGAGTAAACTCCCTAAAAGGGGAACTGGACTTAAGAAGAGAGGGAATAAGTATACAGAGGCCCTAAGCAAATGAATAAGAAGAGCTACCTGGATAAAAAGTGGAAGAGTTTAGAGAAGAGAGGTATTAAACGCCCAAAGAGTGAGAAAGAGAACAAAGAGAGGTTAAAAGCAGCCCATGGTTATTGATGGACTTGAGGGTAAAAAACCTAAACGCTTAGACTATTGGAAGACTCAAATTAGGATGGGAGTAAGGTATCGCACCCAATATGGGAGGTCTAATGAGTGGAGGCGCTACAAGACCATGCTTAGAGGCTTCTGGGGAGAGAGTATAGTCCCAGTAAATATAATACACGCCGTGGCTCGCTCAATCATTCCCCAAGTCTACTTTCGAAACCCCCGAGTAGCTGTTCTTCCGATGAAGCCAGGATACACGATGCATGCCAGAGTTTTAGAGAGAGTAGATAACTACCTTTTAAGGGAACTTGGTATCAAAAAACAACTCAAATCCATGATACTTGACTGTTACACTTGTGGTAGAGGTCCAGGCATCTTCGGTTATGATACGGAATTTGGCTTCAACCCCTCCTTCTCATCAGAAGAGTTTGAAGATAGTTCCCTCACTACCTTTAATAAAAAAGGTGAAAGAATAGAGTATAATATAGACGTAAAACCTGGTATGCCCTGGTTCCTTCGATGTAATCCAGCAGACTTTATAGTCCCCTGGGGAACCCACGAGTGGGGGGAGAACCAATGGTATGGATTTAGGAAGATGAGACCTTTAAAAGACATAAAAGAGGACCCTAAATATAAGAATAAAGCTAAACTTAAAGCCCCCTACAAAACCAGACTAGGGGGAAGCCCAGAAGGGATACCTGGTGGTATTAACCAGACCCTTGAAGAAGATTGGCAGAGTGAATGGGTAGAGCTTTGGGAAATACATGACCTAAGAAGCGGAAGGTTGATGGTAATATCTCTTGACCACAATAAGTTTCTTAGAGATGATTATGATTATCTTCAAATTGAGGGATTAAATGCTAGAGTTCTTGGCTTCAACGAAGACCCAGACTACTTCTGGTGGGCTCCAGACGCTCGTATGATAGAAAAGCAGCAATTAGAGCTAAATGATGTAAGAACTATGGCTAAGATGCACCGAAGAGTAGCACTTCTCAAGATATTATATGATAAAGGCCTCCTTAAAAAGGATGAGTTAACTAAACTACTCGATGCTGACCCCAAAGCAGCCGTTGGAGTAGAGGTAGGCCCTCAAGGAGACATTAGAAAGGTAGTGAGCCTCCTCCAATCCCATGTCCCACCCGATTTCAACATAGCCGCTCGAGAGATTAGAGAAGATGTAAGAGAAATTGTAGGCTTCTCCCGAAATCAAATGGGTTCCTTCGAGGCTCCCAGTGGTAGAAGGACAGCCCACGAGGCGGAAATTGTAAGAGCAGCCAGTATGATTAGAATAGATGAAAGAAGAGATGGTGTGGCTGACCTCCTATCCTCAATTCTTAGAGGTATGAACCAGATAATCTTTGACAATTGGACAGCAGAGCGTCTAATAGATATAGTAGGCAACGATGGAGCAAAATACTGGATACGCTTTACAGGTCGTGAAATTAAAGGTGAGTTTAACTATAAGATAAACCCAGAAGAGGCAATTCCAACAGACCAAAGAGTTCGTCAAGCCCAAGCTGAGAAGTTTATAGAGCTCTCGTTAAAGATACCAGGCCTCGATACCAAATATCTACTTGAAAGTTACGCTTCCCAATTTGATTGGATAGACCCAAAGCTCCTATTCCCAGGAGAAGGTCCTGGTAGAAGCCCAGAGAAAGCTATGATGTTCAACGACTTCATGAGAATGGGTGGGGGTAGGGGTAGCTTCCCAGGATTAGGAGGATAGTTGAAGGTATTGACTATATGTCCTAAGTGTAACAAGTGCTTCAAAGGAGAGCGTTGTTCCAATTGTGAAAAGGAGTTAAAAGATGCCGAGAGGAAAAACAGACCTAACTAGTAATGAGTATGACTCTTACCTTGCAAGTAAGGGTAAACATAGAGAGTTAGCCAAGCGAAACGCTGAGAGGAAGAGTAAGGGCTATAAAGGTTGGCACTTTGGACTTGGAGACAAACCAGTGTTTACAAGAAATAAAGAAGAGTTTAAACGGGAACTTAACCGACGAGGACTGGTTATGAAAGATGATGTAGCTAGGGACCTCAGATAGGAGGAACTATGGACCCCGAAAAGAGATTAACTTCTAAAGCATTAGCATCAGCTCTTAGTGGCACTCCCCAGGAAAGGATGGAAGAGGAGAAGACAATCTTCCTAAAATACACTCCAGGGAAAAGACCAGAAGTAACCTTTACTGGTTTCTGGTCAGGGAAATTTATAAAAGCTGCAATGGATAGTATAAGTAGAAGTTATAGATTAAGAAGGCGAGACATAACACGACCTGTAAGGGCTAACCCTGAGGTCGAACCCAAACCCGATGAGGGAAAGAAGGAGGTAGCAAATGTTTAGGCATATGAATTACATCTACCCAAACCTACTTCAGTTAAGTGGGAGAAGATGGTTTGCTGATGGAGATGGAGGCGATGGAGACAAAGGCGACAAAGGCGACAAAAGTGGCGGAGATAGTGTATCCAAAGCTGACCACGACGCAATAGTAGCGGAACTTGAAAAAAGCAAAGGGGAATTGGAAGATTTAAGGTTAGAGGTTCTCTCTCCTGAATACCTTGACTGGTTAAATAGTAGTAAAGATGACAAGGGTGATAAAGGGGACAAGAAAGAGGACAAAGGGGAAAAGAAGGATGAACTCTCGGACGAAGCTCTGGAGAAGTTAACTCCAAAGCAAATCTTAGACCTCGCAACTAAAAGAGCTGAGGATAAGTTTAGAGGAGAGATGGACGACCTTAAGAAGTCGAGTAAAGCAGACCGAGATGCGGACACCAAGAGAGAAATAGATGCCTTCTCCCGTCAACACGAGGATTTCAAAACCTACCGACCCATAATGTATGGTCTATCCCTTGACCCTAAGAATGCAAACCTAACCCTTGGTGAGCTTTATGCTAAAGCTAAAGACCACGTAAAGGGCATCCACACCGAGACTTCAGAAGCTGATAAGAAGAAGCAACAGAAGTCTAAGAGTGAAAAACCTGGAGGAGCTTCTGAAAGTTACGATGAACTTAAAAAGCTCAGTCCAGATGAAGCCGCTAAGAAGTCATTAGAAGAAGTAAAAGGTAAGCTTGGAGAAATCCCCGCTGCATAACATAGAAGAGGGGAGTTACAATGGCAACATTAACTGAATATCTAAACACGTTGTATACTACCACCTGGGCTAAAAGGAGACCTGGTATTGTAGACCAAGTTTTCGAGGAGAACAGGTTAGTTGCATTGTGGAAGTCCAAGGGGATGTTCAAATCAGAGGATACCTCTGGTAGAAGACTTGAAATACCTCTTAGGATTAAAAAGA